CGCGGGCGAATCCGGCGTCTTCAACCGTAGTTCCAACGATGAGCTCGCCCCCCGAGCGTGGAACGACATAGGCCCCATGCGTGTACAGGATATGTCCTAGCTTGTGCTGCTGGAGACGAATCAACAAGATCTGGCCGCGCCGAGGCTCGATCCAGTCAGGGGGCAGGGGCATGCCGGCAATGCGGCTCGACCAGGCCCCGGCGGCGATGACGGTGCTTCCAGCCTCGAAGCGGCGGTCGCCGGCGGCGACACCGCGGGCCCGTCCGCCAGCGACCTGGGTCCACTGTCCAACGGTTCGCCTCAGGATCATACGACGATCGCGTCCACTGCGGGTGCAGGTGCAGTTGTACGTCATGGCCTGCGGCCACACTGTCCCTGAGTTGCTCCTGTATCCAGGTGCCCGGAGCATATCCGTCCGGCAGCCTGCCTCCCACACGTCGGGCTGCTTGCAGTCCAAACGCGCGCAGCGCTGCCGCGCTCGTTGCCGTAGCCTGCGCGACGCTGATCTGACCACCGGCAGCAAGGTCGAGCGACGGTCCGAGTGCGGTCATCGCTTCGTCAGCCGTGAAGCCTTGGACCGCGAGGTTGCGCAATCCTTCGATCGCTTCGGTCGGGCTGAACTGTGTCTCGATGCCTGCACGAATCGCTCGCGCTTCGAGCGCTTTCAGTTCCGACTCGGTTGCTCGCGCGACAGCACCGACGCCAGCTAGACCCATCTCGAACTCACCCGCAGCGCCCGCGAGCTTGAACGAGGTCATCAAACCGAGCGCGCCCGCACCCGCGAGCAGGAACCCGGCTTTGACCGCAGCCATCGACTTTGTGATGCGCGCCGATGCGACTTCAGACGTTTTTGCTGTGGTGATCAGGTCGCGCTGAACCGACTTGAACGTGCCTTTCGCGAGGTTCATGCCTGTGAACATGAACCCGAGACCCATCGTGTTCAGCGCCATTGATCACCCTTTCGCCGACCTTCGGATCTCGTTGGCTTCGTCCTCGCGTTGCTTCGCGATCCTTTCAAGTAGCCAGTCGCGTTGCGCGATGGTCAGTTCGAGGTATTCATCGCGCGTCATATTGATGCCCGAACCACCGTGCACGTGCCACAAGACCTGAAACTCAGCCTCCCAACATTCATCCGGCGTCGGGATCACGTCGGCGAGGGGACCGAGCCATCGGTCATCGCCTTCGTCACCTTCCGCCGCGAAAAAAAATCCCTGCCCCCTAGTGGCAACTCGATCTCGAAGATCTGATCGCACGAGGGGCACTCGACCTCGATCGTTGTTTCGATGCCGCACCCCGCGGCGTCGAACGCTTCACGCAACGCTGACGCGTCATCGGTGTCGAGGTCATCGATCCAGTCGTTCAGCTTGCGCTTGTCGACGCCTTCGACCTCGATCAGTTGCATGCGCATCGCCATCGTCGCCATGCGATGCGCCTGTTCGCGTCGCGCTTTGTTGAACCGTTGCTGTGCGTCAGACAGCAACAGCTTGAACCATACCTTCGTGCCTGTGCTCGGCACGACCGCCTCGAAGCGGTTGTCGGTCGTGAAGATCTTGCGCGACTCGTCGCTGAGCTTTTGGACCGGCAGCTTCGTCAGGTCGAGTTCCCACTCGAACGGCTGCCGGCAAAACTGATTCGTGCACTGAGTCTTGAACGCGTACTCGGGACCGATCGACGCGACGCGCATGTATACGGTCGCGTAAAAGTGATCCCCCATCAACACCTTGTTGAAGTCGGGCGGCTCGCCGTCGTCGAGCTTGTACGGACCCGAGTCGTGCGTCGCGGTCCAGATGGACCGCAACACGTCGTTCAGCCCGACGCCCGAGCGCATTTTCTTCACGTCGGCGAGTAGGTTTTCCTCTTTCACCTTCAGCTTGCGGATCTCACCCGCAAGCCCGCTAGGGCAAGTGATCTGCATGCAATGGCTCCTGTCACCTTGACTTTGTCCTGTGTCCTGTGCGGCACCATGCCGCTTGTTACGCCGCGGTGTCGAAGAAGTCGTAAGTCAACGTCAACTGACGAATCAGAACTTCGTCGGCTTCGTTGTCCCAATCGCCGGCAACGAACTTTTGGGGCCACGCCTTCGACAGTGACCACCGGATCAGTTCGCTGCCATCGCGATCGATCTGAACGACATCGACATCGCGCTTGTACTCTTCATCATTCAGCCCGAGCCCGCTCGCCGCGTATGCGGTCTCCTTGAACCACAGGTACATTTCGAGATCCTGCGCGGCGCCCCTTTCGAGCGTCACGTCGGTCATCGTCATGCGACCGGGACTTTTGTTCGGGATCAGGCTGCCGCCCTCGTAATACTCGACCTTCGCGATCTCAGCCGACAGTTCGCTGAACTTGTTGAAGCCGGCGCGATCGAAGCCGTCGATCTCGACGAGGAACTTGAAACGCTTGTGAAACGAACGGGGGTTACCTTGCAACGAGGGCATGGTCGATCTCCTTGTTTACGCCGCAGCGAGTTCTTCTTCGAGCGCCCGCGTGTCTTGGGTCACCCGCAGGATGATAAACTCAGCCGGCTTGTTCGTGGCGAGCCCAATGCGGACCGTGAGCTTGCCGGCGAACACTGCCGACGGTGGGTTCAACGCCTCGCTTGCGTCGACGAAAAACGCCGTCGCCGGATCGCGCGACCTGAACGCGTCGTTGTTCATCTGCGTCAGCAGGAACGACGTGACGGTTCGACGCACGCGAGCGCGCAGCGCTGGCGTGTTGTTGCTGTGCTTCGCGAACAGCAGACCGATCTTCAGCGATTGCTCGATGAAGATCACGCCGCGACGCTCGGCGACATACGGGAAGTTGCCGTTGCCCTTCAGCGTGCGCGACCCGTCGATGTGCCGCGGGGTGCCGGTGTAGACCGAGATCGGGTTGATGCGCTTCGGGTACACGATGTCCCGCTTCTTTTCGTCGGTGACTTGATGCTCGGGCCAGCCGTCGGGATCGTCCTCGAACCCGATCATGCCGAAGATGATGCCGCGCTCGACACCAGCGGGCGGTTGATACACGCCGCCCGGTCGGCTCGAATCGACTCGCGCGTACACGCCGCAGATGAATCCAGACGGCGGGACCGTGATCGACGAAGCGGTGCCGTACACGGCTGTCGACGGGTTGACGATCTTGATCCGGGGCCAGTAGATCGCGGCGAACTCGGACAGCCCGATCAGTGCGGCGGTCGTTTCGACGTAGGTGACGATCCCTGGAGCGTTTTCGCCCGACGGCGGATCGAGAACTGCGAACATCGAGCCGTCGCGATGGACCTCGCAATATGTGACCATCGCGTTGTGAATGCCCGAGGTCGCTTGACCGGGCACGATCAGCAGGGTCAGGTTTTGCACGATGTCGAGTGCATACAACCCGGTGTCGCCCGCGTCGTTGCCGATGAAGTCGTTGTCGGCGAGCGAGGTCAAGCCATCGTCGCCGCCAGTCAACGGACCATAGGTCGCATCGACCGGTCGTGTGTCGTTGCCGACATCGACGATCGCGATCAGGTTGCTGCCGGCGATCGGGTCGTTCACGACGGTCGCGGCTGCGTTTTCGTCTGTCGGAACACCCGACAGGTTCGGGAACACTTCGACGACGACGCCATCGTTCAGGACCGACAGGTTGAAATGTAGCGCGTTGCCGTTCGTCGCAGGCTCGATCAGGATCGACAGCGCGTTCGCGTATGCGCCGAAATACTTGCCGTTGACCGTCAAGGTCGCGATGGGACCACTGTCGAGCAAGTCGACCGTCGCCTTCAGCGCGGTTTGCGTCGCCTTGTCGGTAACGTCGGTGAAATGGACCGTGCGTGCGATCCACATCGTTTCGCCGCCGTTCAGGAAGAAGCCGTAAGCCGCGGTCGCGACCTCGCTGTTCGACGTGAAGCCGCCGAACTTTTGAACGTACTCCTCGAACGATGACACGAGGGTCGCTTCGGCAATGGGACCGCGTTCGGTGATGCCGACGCAGCCGACGACTGCCGTCGGCAACGCGGGGATCGATCGAATGCGGGGCTCCTCTTCGACGATGACGATCTTGCTGCTGAGTAGCTGCGCGCTCATGGTTTGCCTCCGTGCGGTTTACTCGTCGCCGCTGCGCTCGCGCTTGTCGACCTTCGGCTTCGGCTTCGCTTCGACCTTCGGTTCGGCTTGCGCTTTGGGTGGTTTCGTTTCCTTGACCTGCGCGGCGTCGGCGACGCGCACCTTGCGCCTCGCGATCGCCTTCTTGACCTGTGCGGCTTCGAGCACCTTGTCGGGCACGTCGACAGTTGTGCCCGCGAGGATTCGGATCGCCGGTGGCAGTTGCTTCACGCCTGGCTTGTGTCGCTTGACGCCGTGCTCGTCGGCAACCATCTCGGTTTGCTTCACCTCGATCGTGTCGAGCCCTGCGGCTTGCGCTTCGTCATGCGTCAGCGTCAGCACAACGGGCTCGGGTGGCTTCGAGCAGTTCATCAGCTTTGCCATCGTCACACCTCCCACGGTATCGGCTCGACCTGAACAAGCGCCTCGCCGTCGGTCGTCGGGTCGTCAACTTCAAACGTGCGTTCCACAACCCCTAGTTCTATATCAAATCCTCGGATCTCGAAAGCCCCTGTGAAGTTTCGCACGTTCGATTCATTGGGGGTCGTCGCGACCTCGGCGTCGGTGGTCAATTCGAGTTCGTACCGCACACGCCCCTGACTCGGATCATCGGGGCAGCGGTCCAGTTCGAGCCACTTGTTCGACTCGAAGAACTGCTCGACCACATCGACCATGTTCAACAGGATACCAGTTTTGTCAGCTACGCCAACAAACGAGAACTGAACGTCGACCGTGCGCGGCACACGTAGCCCGTCCCACTCGCGCAAGTTCAAAGCGTCTTGGTTTCGTTGCCGCTGATTCAGCGAATAGAACCTATTATTGACCAGCGTCGGTCCGACGAGCACGATCGCCGGCAGTTCAGCGACGCCGATGATATTCAGCATATCGGTCACAGTGTCGTCATAGTCGACCGCCTGTGTCAGCGCCGTGTTCGGCAACACCTGACGCTTGAACGTGCGCAACACCTCGCGCACGAGCCGCAGCAAGTTGCCGGGGCTGCCGTAATCATCGAGCCGCGGGCGAACGTATTTCCAACCCTCGGGCTCGATCGCCTCGCTGAGCGGATCCTCTTCGCCGGTGTACGGATCGAGGTTGACGACTCGAACGTCGACCGCGGGAATGTCCTCGATGTTGCCGTCGCCCCTGTACGACGGCACGATCACGAACAGCAACGAATCGGACAGCACGTCGACGCGCGTCGCAGGTTCGCCGCCGAACTCGACACGAACCGTCTGCGGGTACGTGCCGCCGACATAGCCGGTCGCTGGCGGGTCTGGCGGTAGCGCGAAGCCTGCGCCGCGGATCAGGATCCCGTACTCGCCGACGGGCGGTCCTTCGGGATCGCCGACGCCGCCCGGTCCTGTGATCTCGTCGATGCCCGTCACCGACTCGCCGACCATCTTCAGCGTGCCGTCGACGATGCTGACCGCAGCGATCGCGCCTTGCATGCCGAGCGGTATGCGCAGCAACGTCGCGGGTCCGATCGTCGACTGCGCCGCCATCAACGCGACCGGCATATCCTCGACGTTATCGAGCCGCGCCGGTCCAATCGTCGACGACGCTGCGATGCTGCCGTCGATGTTGTTCAGCGCTGCGGTCTCGCCGGTGAACGTCGACGACGCTGCGATGCTACCCGACAGGCTGACGCCCTCGGTCATCGTCGCGTCGAACGTCGACTGCGCATCGATCGGGTCGCCCTGAACTTCGAGCGCAGCAACGAGCCGGTCCGCTTCGAGCGTCGCCTGCGCGTCACCCTGTGCGGGACCGAGCGTGATCTTCGCGAGCAGTTCGCCGGCTTCGAGCGACGATTGCGCGTCGATGCTGCCGGTCATGCCGAGGATCAACCGCAGCGTGACCGCATCGAGGTCGCTGTATCCGCCGAACGGGAACGGTGTCACCCGCAAGGGTACGCGACCGAGTTCGGCATCGTCGAGCGCCGACTGCCCGTTCACGTAGCCCTTCAGCGAGTCAAACGTCGTCATATCGCCGACGATCGTCGACGAGCCATCGACAGAACCCGACATCGCGACGAAGTTCGTTGCTTCGCCGGTCCACGTGCTGACGCCATCGAGCGCAGCGTCGACCGCTAGGAACTGGATCGCACGCCCGAGCAGGTACGAGTCGCCATCGATCGATCCGCTGCGCGCTTGCAGGTTGTATAGCATCGCGCGGAACGATGAACGCCCGCGGAACCCGAACAGCAGATTCGTCGACGCTTGCAAGCCGACGAAGTTGTACAGGTCAACGTCGAAGTCGCCTTGACCGTCGAGGATTCCGCGCATCGCGAGCGGTTTGATCGACAACGAGCCCTGAAGCGACGACTGCGCATCGATCGATCCTCGATGCGTGTCGAACAGCCACAGGTCAGCGTTCCATGCCGATGCCCCGTCGATGCTGCCGTTCAGTGCAAGTCGGCGAGCGATTGTCGCTTCGAGCGTCGATGCGCCATCGATCGAAGCCGAGATCAGGTTGTACTTCGTCAGGTCAGACGGTCCGATTTGACCGCTGCCATCGATCGAACCTTCGAGTGTGAGGTCGGGCGTTTCGAGTTCAGCCCAAGACCACCACGCACGGCGCCCGGGGTTTCCAGCCGAAGCCGGCGTGACACGGATCCGCAGATCCGAATAGTCGGTGATCGCCGCAGCCTGCGCAGGCGTCAACAACTGGTTCTGTTGTTGCCACGTCGCAGGGATATCGAGATGGGTCCACGATGCGATGACCGTCGTGCCCTGCAACAACGCGAAGGTCAGGTCGATGACCTGACCCACTGCCGAGTTCTTTTGGTACGAGTATCGAACCCAATGATCTTGATCGGACTGCGGGTCGGTGACTGTCGACAAAAGAACTTCGACAAGGTTCGCACCGTTCGGCGACAACGGCGAATAGATATAGTCCGCGTCGTTGCGAACGATCTCGTCGATGTGAACGTATAGCGTTCCCGGGACCGAGGTGTACGGGGTCCAGCCGCCTGTTGTTACGTCGGCACTTGGTCGGGCAAACTGCGGCAAGGTTTTGCCCTCCTATGCGTCGTCGACAACTAGCTTCGCGAGCCCCTCTTGCTGCAAAAACGACGCGAGTCGCTTCGCGACCCCGTAATGAACGGCGAGGTCGATCGACATCTGTTCGATGTCGACGCCGTCCTTTTGCGCCAGCCAATCGCGCGCGGCTTGGTACATCGTGACGATCTCGACGCCGAGCTTCGTCGCTGTCCACCAAAACTCGACGCCGCTCGCATCGTGTTCGCGTTGCGCTGCGAATTGACCTTCGAGCGCGCCCAAGATTCGACGCACGAGCTTCAGGTCGAGCGTCAACCGGTCCGCGATCTCTTGCGCCGTCGTTGCCGGGTGCAAGTCGAGGTCTTGAAACACCGCCAAGCCGTGAGTCTGGAACTCGGCTTGAAAGGTGCCGATCTGGAAAACCTTCACGCCCATAGGACGCCCCCTAGTCGAGCGTGATCGTGATCTCGCCCGCG